CACTTTGTGAGACACCTGATAACGGTAACACAATGGTGCCTGTTAGCGATAAGAGGCCTGCTGTGGAGCCAACGGCTAGAAGTGACTTTGATGTCATTGAAGGCTAAATTTTTTTATTAACTTAATAACACGTAATGACATGACTAATAAAGTAATTACTCCAATCGGGCAAGCTTCTTACCCAACACTTTTCACACCAAGATTAAATGAGGATAATGGTAAATACTATTATTCAGTAGATATACTGTTTGATAAGAAAACGGATCTATCCCCACTTAAAAATATTATAGATAAAGTATCTAAAGAAAAATGGGGGGATAAAATACCCACGTTTAACCACCCTAATTTTAAAGATGGGGATGCTAAACGTGATAAAAATGGTAATGAAGTACTTGCGTATAAAGGTAAAATCTACATCACTGTTAAGAACACTCGCAAGCCAGGCGTTGTTGACGCTCAAACACAACCAATCCTAAATGAAGAAGAAATCTATGGCGGTTGTTATATCCGTGCAAGTCTTAATCCTTTTGCTTATGATCATAAGATGAATAAAGGGGTTTCACTATCTTTAACTAATGTACAAAAAGTTAAAGATGGAGAACCATTTAGTGGCACCCCACGTATAGCTGCGGAAGATGAGTTTGACGTTATTGATGATGAAGCTGACAACCCAGATAATTATAAATCTTCAAACTTATTAGGATAGGTATGGAAACATTAAACTCTATGGAACAGCAAGTGTTGGGAGCGTCTCTTGGGATCGCCGCATTCTTTGGCACAATGATTATTATGAAAATCATAAAGCTATTGATCGACTATAGGATTAAACGGATTTGGCGTAAGAAATGATCTATATTGACTTTGAAACAAGATCAGAGGTTGATATAAAGAAGTCCGGTGCTTGGGTGTATTCATTGCATCCAAGTACCGAGATACTTTGTATGGCTGTTAAACAATATGATAGTGAAGTTTACTTACTAAAACCAGAGGAGCTAGACTTGAATAAGCCTAGTACATTAACCTTACCAAGTGTTATCCGTTGCGGCACTTTAGTAGAAGCTCACAACGCTTTCTTTGAAAAAGCTATTTGGCAAAACATAATGGTTAAACGTTACGGTTGGCCAGAGATTAAACCGGAGCAGTGGCGGTGTTCCGCTAGTGTTGCAGCATACCACGCTTTACCTAGATCATTGGGCGGTGCCGGTAAGATACTTGGCCTTTCAACTATTAAAGATGATGAAGGTAAAAGAGTTATGTTACAACTCTCTAAACCTAAGCCAAGAGTTGGTGGTTTCTTTGAGCAACAAGAATACCCAGAAAAATTCCAAACACTATATGACTATTGTAAATCAGACGTTGAGGCAGAGTACGCAATAGCAAACAAACTAGGTGGTCTACCAAATAGAGAATTAAAAGTTTGGCAGTTAGACCAAAAGATTAACGAGCGTGGTGTCCATATAGACATAGATGCTGTTAATAAATCACTAAAGATATTAGGTGAGTATTCAGAAAAACTAGAAAAAGAATTAGATATATTAACCGAAGGCAAGATAACTACTGTTGGCCAACGAGCTAGAATCCTTGAATGGTGTAAAGAACGTGGCGAAGAATTATCTGGGCTAACTAAAGCAGATGTAGAGCAAGCTTTGAAAACTGTTAAAGATGCTAAGGTTAAAAGAGTATTAGAAATACGCCAAGCATTAAGCAAAACATCTACTGCAAAATATGAAGCAATGAAGAATTCTTGCGCACCAGATGGTAGAATCCGTGATGTGCTTATGTACCATGGTGCTTCAACTGGTAGATGGTCTGGTAAATTAGTACAATTCCAAAACCTACCAAGAGGGAATATTAAAGATATGGCTACTGCTATCAAGCTAATTAAGCAAGGCAGCGCATCAAGTATTGAGATGCTAACCGATGATGTAATGGGTTTCATGTCGTCAGCTATAAGAGGTATGGTATGCGCACCACAAGGCAAGAAACTATTGGTTGCTGACTTTGCAGCTATTGAGGCTAGAGTTCTTGGCTGGCTTGCAGGTAGTGAGAAGATGCTAAACCAATTTAGAAATGGTGAGGACCTTTACGAAGATATGGCATCTAAAATTTATAGAGTAGATGTCAAAGATATAACCGCAGAGCAAAGACAATTAGGTAAAGCTGCTATACTTGGTGCAGGCTACGGTATGGGCGCACCTAAATTCTACGAGACTTGTTTAAGTTGGGGTATTAAAGTGCATGAGGATTTGGCTAAAACAGCTATTAATACTTATCGCCAAACATATCATCATGTTAGGCAACTTTGGTACGATCAAGAGAAAGCTGCACACACAGCGGTGAGAACTGGCAATCGTGTAGAATGTGGTAAAACTATTTGGTTTATGCAAGATGATTTCTTAAAGTGTCAATTACCAAGTGGCCGTTGTCTACACTATTATAAACCAGAATTGAAGATGAAGCAAAACGATTGGGGTGAGTCTATGGAACTAAGCTATCTAGCTGAAAAGATGGGTAAAGCATTTCGTAATGGCACATACGGCGGTAAACTGGTAGAGAATATAACTCAAGCCGTAGCTAGAGATTTAATGGCCGATGCTATGCTGCGTATAGAAGATGAAGGTTTTAATATTGTTCTATCCGTACATGACGAATTAGTTGCAGAGGTACCACAGCAAACAACATTACAGAACCCACTAGAAAGATTTTGTAATTTAATGGCAGCAACACCCAACTGGGCTAAAGATTGCCCCGTGGCTGCGGAAGGTTGGGAAGGTATTAACTATAAAAAGTAAACGGTATGAGTAAAGATAATATAAACCCAGATTACTATAAGTTTGGCGACATAGAAACTTTTGATTATTTAAAAGCTAAATTATCACCAACGCAATTAGCTGGCTTTTGCAAAGGTAACATTATAAAATATGTCTCACGAGCTGACCATAAAAACAAAGTAGAAGATTTAAAGAAAGCTAAGTGGTATTTAGATAAATTAATTATCGCTACTAAAATGATTAACTGCTTTGAAATCGAAGAATTAGAAAATGACTAAAATAATATTAGCCTTAGACTTAGGCACTACCACAGGTTTTGCTATGACTACCAAACGCACAGAATTAGGGATGGTATCTTATAGTGAAAACTTTAAAGCTACTCGTTTTCAAAGTGCTGACAGAAGGTTTGTTAATTTTAGAAACCACCTACAGGAAATCCATAACAGTTCATTACTAGGTATAGGTGTAATTTATTTTGAAGAGGTGAGAAAACATATTGGTGTTGACGCTGCGCATTGTTATGGTGGGTTCAAGGCTGCGTTAACTATGTTTTGCGAAGATAATAAAATTCCTTACGAAGGTGTGGCGGTAGGTACCATCAAGAAATACATAACCGGAAAAGGCAATGCCAATAAGGAAAAGGTAATAAAGGCGGTTCAAGATTTAGGGCATAATCCAAAAGATGATAATGAAGCGGATGCGATAGCATTGTTATATTATGCAATTAATAAAGAGAGCTAATCCTTTTTATAATATTTATTACCGAATATCCTTACGGCTCGGTAGATTGTATTTCGTACCCAGCGTTTAACCCCTAAAATCTCCATACCTTGCAGAAACATTTTATCGCATTGCTTGCGGGTCAATTCTAGGTGTGAAGCGTTTGAGTAAAGGAAATCATGTAATACTGCGGCTTTGGTATATCTACCAGTTGGTGGGAGGATTGACCATAAAATTCTTGGTACTGAGGCAAAGTCTGTGATAAAACCTTTTGGTACCGTAACACCAGTACTTTTATCGTCTTCGCTAAAATAGAAATAAAACTCTTCAGTTAATTCCCATTTAGTTTCATCATACGATTTAACAACTAGATCACTAGTAAATTTATTCATCTTGTTTACAGACTATGAGATTATTAAATAGAAGCACCTCAAGTGATTTATCGCTGAGCGCATCTATTTCTTGTGGTGTTAATCTTACACATTTAATAACATCTCTACACTGTAAGTCTCTATTCCCCAGATCGAGAGAACCGCTCGTGCATGAGCTTACGCTTAGTGCTAGCAGACATAGTGTCAATATCGTCTTGAACTTTCTTAACATTTTTAATTACTTTAGTTGCTCGTTTTGATTGCTTCCCTTTCTCGCTCTGCTTACCAGCCAGATAAATAAGAAAAGCACCAATAGCTGCAAAAGCTGCTAAAATTTTATTTATCATCTTTCTTTCTAAATTTTTCTATCATTGCTCCGGTAAGTAAAGCTACACCAGCCCACAACATAGTGTCTGCTGTTGCGTCAATCTTATCATAAAGCGTAAACTTCGTTAATAATTTAATCTTGGCACCATAAGCAATAAGAGCCAACTTAGAAAAACCACCAGAAGAGATTAGGAATAAACCAGCTATCCTTTTAGAAGATTTAGCCCCTCTATCGTCCTCAATAAAATTTATAATACCTGCAATAAAACTATTCATAATTAAACTTTTATTAATTCAAAATGCGGTAGATCAAAAAAAGTTTGATCTTTAAAATTATTATCGGAATCCCAATCACCGCCCCATCTAAGTTTGTGGCTGACTTTACCATCCTCTAATAATCTTGTCGCTACGCCTTTCATTACACCTGCTAAAAATGCAAACCTAAACTTATCATTCCAATCTATTGGGTACGGTGCTATATCCACGGCCATTGATAGTGGTTGCTCATCTGAAACTTGGTGTTTAGATTTTTTATTCACACCATCTAATTTAGATTTGCCTTGAGCGAAATATTCCATTTGAGTTTCTTGTGATCTCGCACCCTCAAGTATGGTGAAATCAACTACTTTAATTGCTTCATCAAGAATCAACTGTAAATCTCTATGGCAAGTTATTTTTTTACTGTGTGATCTTCTACCGAAACTATAAGTCATTTGCCCCCGAATAAATGTTTTAATAATTGTATAGTTTCATTACCAAAGTGAACTATACTAGCCATGATACTACCGCAGGCTAAGACAAAACAAATACCAAACTTCCAGTATTTAGCTTTTAAGGTTAAGCCATCTACTTGGCCTTTGATCCCATCAATAGACCCTTGCATCTTTTCAGCTTCGGCCTGTACTTTCCTTGAATTTTCTTTAAGCCCATCGGTTAAGTTCTTTATAGCAGTATTTATGCTGCCTACTTCCTTATTCAAGTCCTGTAAAGACTGATGGATTTGGGCATTTTGAAAATCGTTATCTGACATTGGTAACGGTAAAGTTGCGTTCATTTAAAAGTTCTAAATATTGTAAAGCAGTTATTGAACAACGTCCACTTTCTACCTACAAGTTTTTCGGCTTCGGAAAGTGGTACATTCTTGATTCGGCGTAAACAGAAATCGTCAGAATGTTTATAATCTACTTCCTTGACAATTCCTTTACTAAACTTAAACATCTTCCCCTTAGTGATTAAAAA